AGATACTACATATAACGTATTAAAATAAGGACTATCCATTAATGCCACACATTTAGAAACTTTCATTTCTAATAATTTATGAAATCTCATATGATTTTTGATGGTATACGATATATCATTAGCAATATCCTTAGGTATATGTATTCTTTTTACAATATCTTCAAACACTTTTACACCTATATGTTCGTGTTTATAATAATGGAACTTACCATTATCTTCCACTTTATATGCTTTTGGCTTACCTATATCGTGAAATAACCCAGCAAGTTTAACCACCGCAGGTTGATTATCAAGATTAGCAATAACCCCCATAATATGATTAAAAACATTGCCTTCTGGATGATGGTGTCTATAATGAGGGTAAGTATGCATATTTTTAAATTCTGGAAAAATATTTTGTAAAAAACCTAGACTATACATAATACCTATATTTTCTGAAAATCTGATACCAGATGCCATTTTCCAAAGTTCTTTCCAAATACGTTCAGTAGACACTTGTTTAATATTATAACCATAACCATCAATAGTTTCTAAAATATCGTCATCTATATCGAAATCTAACACAGACGAAAATCTAAACGCACGAAACATACGAAGATAATCTTCAGTAAGTCTATAATCTGGATCACCTACAGTCCTAATAATTCTATTAGCTATGTCTGCTTTACCACCATGAAAATCTAAAATTTTACCATCTTCATCCATATACATTGCATTAATAGTAAAATCTCTCCTATATGAATCAGTTTCAACATCAACACCTATTTCAACAGCATCGGGTCTACGTCCATCTGAATATTCACCGTCAGAACGATATTGTGCAACTTCAAACACTTCACCGTCAAATTCAACAACAACGATTCCAAAATCTTTATTGGAACCAATATCGTGAGTATCAAAATGCTCTTCTATTAAATACATAGGTACATCGGTAACAATATCAATATCGGCACAATCTCTACCCATAATATAATCACGTACAGCCCCACCAACAATATACGCAGTAGAATTACTGGTTAGAGATTTTAATTTACTAATAAATGTAAATGCTTTATCATACATTATATCACACCTTTAAATTTAAATTATGATATAATATACTATTTTATTTGCATCATGTCAAGTCTTTTTGGATAAAATCCCTAACTAATAAATTTGTTGGTTGAGATTTAGATACAGCATTAAATACTTCTATTTGTTTATTTGATAATTGTTTGAGCGTTATCACACCATTACGCAATTGTAATTCTGTTAATAATAACTTCATAATCCAATACGCATCGATAATATCTTCTTGAGGATTTGTTAAGTCTTGTAAATGTGATAATGATAATAATTTTTGAGATTCTTTATTGAACTGATCAAACATCATTTTTTTATTTGCAGAACCATTGCCTGTTGCGTATTTTTTGATAGCTGATGGTGTATATATGCGTAAAGGAGTATTATGGTCATATATCATGCTTTTAGTAAGAGATGTAGCCTCAGCAATATTGAACACTTTACCCATACCACCCATTGCATATCCTTCAATTGCTATATAATCAGGGACATCTTTCCCATATATATATGATTCCATTTTATCTCGTAAAAATTGAAATCTACTAATATCATCTTTAAAATTTTTTTTAACATTATGATGTAAATTATCATCTATTTTGCAATTTTTTAGTGTAGATGAAAACGACATATAACCTATAGATAATATATTTAAATTATCGTCTAGTTCGGCTTTTACAACAGCAGGGGATGAAATACTATAATCAATTCCACATATAAACATAAATAGTCTCCTAGTATAAAAAACTATTTATGTTTTTTGTTTATCCACAGGAAAGTATATTTTATCAGTTATATTATTTGTAAAATATGACGAAATCATATCCCACGTCAAGATATCAATATTTTCATTATTATACATGATAAAATCATTAACATCCTTAATATCACGATTACATTTATGATCTTTTAAGAATTTTGACCAATTAAACACATATTTTCTAAGTTTTAACAATTTAATAGCATTTTTATTGCCACTATTATCATTATCCACCATAAAATATTTTTGTTTAAAATCATTAAGTCTATCATCTTTTAATTTCAATCCTGTCACTGCAACACTGTTTGCTACAAAAATAGAATCTATAGGTCCTTCAAGAATAATTACAGGTTTATCCTTATCAACATTATAATAATTATAGACGCTATTATGGATACCATATCTAGAAAGATATTTAACGCCTATCTTATTATTAAATTTACGCCCTTGATAATAATATATTTTACCAGTTGCATTATTTCTGAACGGTATTATTATTCTACCTTTATATAACCCGCCAACAGAATAATACCATTTAGAATATACCTCTTTTGGTATTTTTCTATTCTCACAAAATTGGACACAGTCCTCAAATTTAAGAATAGACTTGAAATGTTTAGTATCTTCTTTTTCATCTCTTTCTTGAGAACTTTTTACTTTTTTAATATTATCATATTTATTTTGGTCCATTATAGATGATTTATTTTGACGAATGACATCTCCCATATATCGTTTATAATCATCATTAAAATATTGTTTCATCCAATTAGGAACAGACATTGATACTTGACAATTATGACAATAATAGACCCATGGTTCTTTATTTTTTAATAAATATCCCCGTTTAAGATATTTATCTTTTTTAGAATCACCACAAACATTACAACGAACGTTATAAAAGTCGCTTGTTTCAAACACCTCGGTAAAATTTCTACTGAGTATAGAACGAACGTGTCGTTCTAATATAAATTCATCATAATATAAATTCATAATACCCTTTCATAAAAAAATGGGAGTGTATATGACACTCCCATTATATAACAAATTAATATATTATTAATCGTCGTCGCCGTCTAGTTCATCGAAGAAGTCATCATCGTCATCATCAGAAAACATATCATCATCAATTTCGTCATCAATAAGATCGTCGTCTAGATCTTCTTCAATGATTTCATCTTCAACATCTTCTACTTTAGGTTTTCTTTTTTTAGAACTATTAGCAGAAGATCCTGTAGACACAGATTCTTTTATTTTTTGCTCATATAGCTTTTTAATCTCATCATATGATTTAAATTCAGATTCAGAAATAAATCCACCCAAGTCATATCTAGACTCTAAAATCTTATCTTCGTCACCATAGTCTGACAATTCGGTCTCAACATCAGAAAATCTAGATGCATCATAATTAGTCTGTTTACCGTTACGTTTAGCTGAAAACACAAAGTTAACACCACATCCATCGTCCCAAGGAACTTTATCTTCATCAATAAGATCCTCAATTTTTTCCATAATTTTAACACCAAATTTGAAAATAAACACTTTTCCTTCGTCACTAGGATTGTTCTTATTTTCTACAATCAGTGCATTAACATAATAACTTGTCTTCTTCTTACGGTCATAATATAAGTCATTATCCGTGTTATAATAATCGTTAGCATATAGATCATCACACACAGGACATACTCCAGCACCAGTACCGTGAATGGTTGTCGGACATTTTTCAATAAACCAACCACCAGCATCTTTAAAAAAGTGATTAAGAACTTCAACATATGGAAGATCTGTATCTGGACTGTCTAGAAAACGCATAATAACCTTTGCTTGGTTTTTATCGTTATACGTTGCTTCAAACAGTCTATCATCTTTAGTGAAACTACTGTTACGGTTTTTAATTTTGCTGTTCACTTTTGACCAGTCTTTTTTAAACGCTTTTTTCTTTGGCATAATCACTCCAATTAATAGGTTTACCATTTCAACACATATAATATACTATATTTTTTATATAAAGTCAAGCCCAAAGTTCAATAATATTATTATTTCCCATATCAATATTATATTTGGCACTTAATTCTTGTTTTAATTCAAATTCTGTTTCATCATCTATAAATTTAATAAGACGACTCATCATAATATTTTCTTCTTCTAAAAATAATAATGTTTCATATATAGGTATATTATAATCAGATTTAAGCATTCTGAATATAATATTTAATTCCTGTTGTTCATAGAATGTGTGTAGTCCTCCTTGAATCAATTTACTTATATACTCATAATCATACCCAAACACATCAGACAATATATCGAAAAATGTATTAGTGTCTAATTTTTTAGCCATTTCATTTTCGATTTGCTTAAAATCATCATATTCTCGTTTTAATATACCACCACCAGCATCACTATTCATATATCCTCCTAATATTCAATATCTACAGTTGGTTTTTTAACAGATTTCTTTTTAGAACGCTTATTGTCTTTAGTAAACTCTGTTTTTGTTACAACATCAGATTTTGTTACTTTATCTTCTGTCTTTTTAATATTTTTATTCTGATATTCCTCTACTTCAGGATCATCAGACAATCTCATTTTAGGATAATCGACAAGTACAGTTATCCGTTTCTTATTTTCACCATATCGGTTTTTAATAATAGTGAATACATACTTTCCTGCTTGACGCAATTCATCTGATTGAGTTACAGCAACAATGACATCACCAGTAAATACAGTACCAACAGAATCAGATGCATTAGATAGTTCCAATTCATCATTACCCATACCACCTCTATTGGTCTGGATAGCAGAAACGATAGGAATTTCTAATTCAACAGCAAGACCTCTAACTTCCTCAGTTATTCTCTTTTGTTCTGTATATGTATTATCAGAACGAGACGAAAATGTCGAAGACATAATACCAATATAATCAATAAAAATGATATCTGGTACAAATTTTTTCTTTAACAATAACTCTTTAACTAATGAACGTATATGATTTACTGTGCCACCTTTTGTTGCATATTCTTTTACAATAAATTTTGATTTAATCTTGTCACGCATACGAGCAAATAACTTTTTAAATTTATTTCTTGTAAGTTTCTTAATATCTTTAATATTAATATCCATCGCGTTAGCGATAACTCGTTCAGATATTTTAAATTCAGACATCTCATAAGATATATACAATACATTTTTACTCTGTAACACATTATTAGTCGCCAATGCCGTCATTATCAGACTTTTACCCATGTTTGTTTCAGCCATAAATAATGTTAATGATTTTTCATGAAATCCACCATCAATAATTTCGTCAAATGTTGACAATCCTGACGGAACAGTGAAACCATGTTCGTGAAAGAAGTCATATAACGCATCTTCATCGCTTTCACTGAAGATATCTATACCAACTTTATTATCAAATGAGAATGCTAATGCTTCTCTAATAGCATCAGGAGCATCATTCAACGATTCAGTTTCTTCATTTTGAACTTTATCAACAATACTATAAACTACATCCATCACACTTTTTTGTTTAATGTATTCTTCAATCTCACCTATCATTACTTGACGATCGATATCACCCAAATCCTCTGTAACAACAGTTTTTAAATGATTATACAATTCTGGTTTTTTGATTTTAAGTTTAGTTTCTCTAAGAGATGGGAATTTTTTATACCTCTCTATAAATTTTTTAATAAACTTAATAATTTCTACATTTTCAACAAGTTCAAATATAGAAAATCTGAGATACGGGAGAATTTTCTCCCGTAACTCCTTATCATTAAACATAAGATGCATTATCACATTTTCAAATAGAAAATCTTCGTTTTCGTTAGACATTTAATACCTTTATTATTAATCAAAAATGGAATCTAAAAATTCTTCTTCTTCAACAGCCATTGCTTCTTCAGTAAATGTATACTTCTCTTCAAGATATTTATCAAATTCATCAGTAGCAAAAACATCCTTCCAAAACTCTGTACAATACAGATCTTTCTCAAAGTATTTTTTATCAGAATTAACTGGTCTATACTTATTACCCTCCTGTACAACAACACCACATTCAAGAGCGTCGTCTAATATCCCATAAAATGGATCTAACCCACCACTGTATTTCAATCTATATGTTAGTTTAGATTCACCTTTAGAAAAACGAGATTTAAACGTTTTTGCTGTGATAAAGTGACCAACAACTTCTTTTTCTTTATTCTTATTATCTTTAGCACGACTCATACCCAAAACAACAGTTTCACAGTTAAATGTTACTTTACGCCCTCCTGGAATATTAAGAGGATCACCAAACCCACCGGTATTATCATACACATGGTTCACAATTAGAAATGTTGCTCCAGTATTAAGAATAATATTAGCCAATCTATTTTTCATTTTAGGTTCACTCATATCAACAACATCATTACCTTTTTTAGAATTTTCTTTAGTACGTGTACTCACAAGAGTTCCCCAACTATCAATAATGAATACTAAATCTGCACGTTCAGCCATAGGAATAGGATCAACTATTGTTGAAATAATCTCTTCAATTCTAAACATATCACTAGTTCTGAATACTTGTAATGCCTCTTTACTTGTATCTATATGAAGAGCTATTGCCAACTTCTTTTTAAAAGCACGTTCGGTATCAATCATAATCACATGCTTTTTCTTTTTTTGAGCACTACGTATAATATTAGCAGCAATGATAGATTTACCTAATTGTGATGGTGCAGAAATCATAGACATGTGTCCCAGCGGAATACCACCTTTTACTTTACCACTAAACAATAAATTCAAAGCAATAGAATTAGTTGTTAGAAATTCGATTTGTTCGTTATCAAAATCAAATAGATTGTCACTAAGTGCCTTACGCTTTTTCTCGCCTTTATCTTTTATGATTATATCATAAATCTTTTTACCCATCTAATCTCCTTTTAAAATTCTATAAAATCTGTAATATTATTCTTTTCTATAATAACTTTACCCCATCCAAAAGCATCATAAAACTCTTCAATCAATTTTAAAAACCCTTTATAAAACTGTTTTTTATGATCTATATCAAAATACTCATGAAATTCATCTGGGAATTTACCAACAAACGATATAATTTCAGTACGCAATATATTATTAGGATTTACGTATACGATCTTCACTTTGCTCCCATTGCTTATAAACGGAAGCATTAACTTTTTCTTTTTAATAAGAAAGTTATAATACATAGACGATTTCACATGCTGTGGTGTATGAGGTTTAACTAATACATCACCATGATCAATATAATAGTCCGCGTTCTCTGCATATTTCGAATAATTATTAACACTTCTAGGTGATGCAACATCATCAACATTTTTGTTTTTAAATTCATCCCTATAATATCTTAATTTATCTCCTATAGCGTCAATATCACCATCAATCAACATAGATTCTAAAATATCAGTCAATGCATTTTTAAAATATGATGCTGTCGACGTTTTAACGATATCAATACCTGTTATAGATAATTCAGGTGTTAAATAAACATCTCCCTCATTTTCTATAACAATATCAGCATACTTTTTCTTTTTCAACACCAATTTACTAAGTATTATCTTTTCTCTCTTGAAATTATGTAGATTTTCAGCATTGTATTTTTTAGCATATATAGATAGTATTCTTGTAAAGAATGGAGTTAAAAATACAGTATCAAAATTATCAACCCATAATCTATACTCTTCACTATCCTTAAATGTCAATCCCAATCCACTAATAACTTCATCTAAACAGATATAATTAGAATCTGTATCAACAACAGGAATCATATCATTCTTTATTTGTGGTATTTTCCCTTTGAGATGTGAGTATTCTGGGAAATATTTCCAGAATGTTTTATGCCAGTGATTATGAAAATAATTATTCACAGCATTAGACACATACTCAATCACATCCCTCCCAGCTATAGTAATAGCCATAGCATTTTTGATATTATAAAATGAAAAATATCTATTACCCAACACACCATACATAGAATTAATCAAAATTTTACGAATCATCTGTTGAGAATCATAATACTTTTCATCATAACCCTCCAACACAACCTCATCATAAAGTTTTTGTGTTTTATCAACACTCCAATGATTATTTTTAGCAATTACATCTACAGAATATCCTTTTTTAATACCCTTAGCAATCTTTGCTTTATTTTTAAAATGAACCCTATCAAAATAAATAGTTTCAACAATACGAGGTAAAACTCCCTGTTTATCTTTTTTATAATAGATACCACTAACACTAAAATGTCCTTTGGGTGTGTCACATTCATAATATTTAGATGCAGGTGTCTTAATAAGATTAGGTATTTCTGATGGATCAGGATTCAGTACTAATGTTTCCGGACTAATATTAAACATTCTAATAATAGTAGGATATAGACTAGCAAAGTCATAAGATACTAAATTTTTATACACACCTCTAATAGCTTTAACAAAAGCTCCTGGATATTTTTCCTTTTGACCACTATCTACATCAGGCATCACCAATCCATACATATGTAAATATTTAAGCATATAACCAGTAATAACTTTAATAGACGAAAACACACCATCAAACGGTATCATTGCCTGTGTTGCTAATGTTATAGCAAGTTCAATAAACCGTTTTTTATTGTCTATTTTAGTAACCAATTTAACATCTTGTATATTATATTCAACAAATTGATTCCAATTGGTTTTGTATGCAATATTTATACTATCATCTAGATTATCTTTACCCTCACCAACAACAAGTTTACCTATAGCCTGTAAACTATAACTTACTTGCTTTTTATATGTAAAGTTTTTAAATAATTCCTGACCATCTAAAATAGATATACCAGCAATCTTATAATATTTAATGATATTTTCAAACTGATCTTTTTGTTTTGCTTCTTCATAAATATTGATAGGTGAAAATTTAACATCTATATCTAATTTTTTTGCACGATCAATCATATATCGCATATCAAATAATTTTACATTCCATCCTGTGATGATATCTACCTTTTGTCGTCTAAAATGGTTAATAAACGATTCTAGTAATTTAGTTTCATCAGGAATATAATAATATGTCCAATTAGAATCTTTATCTAAATAATCTCCTGTATATTCTTGATTACCCCAAGTATAGGTTTTACCAGTCGCAGAATAATGTGCTGTAATACAATTAATAACATTATCACAATCATCAACCATTTGATCGAATGGTTTAGGATCTTCACCAACTTCCAACTCGATATCTAGTGTGCATATATTATAATTATCTATATCAATAGTTATTTCTTGATTATTATATCGTTTTTGGAGAAATTTGATATCTTGATCTATATTAGATTCACAAGTAACCAAATTCCCAATATCTATAGATTTTTTCATGGCGAACACACTACGAGACACCTGCTTTTTAACAGGAGTACCAAAAATGTCTTTAATTTCAGATTTTTTTGATAAATCTTCTATATAATATTCTATAGTAGGTTTAATTATAGTACGCTTACGGATACCATTATCATTTAATTCCCATAAATATATCTTATTAGTACTTTTATTGTAATAAATATTAGTATAACCTTGCATTTGTCCTCTTATTTTCTAATAGATGGAAGTTTTTTATACAAATCACTTTCTAAGAACTTCATATATTTAGTCATATCCGCCTCGTTATCTATATTGATACCGGCTGCCTTAGAATGCCCACCACCAATTCCCAATTCCTTGAAATATTCACCAAAATTAAAATCATCCATAACACTTCTTACAGAAATCTTATAATTTTTAGTAGTATTAAAAAATACAAAATCATAACCTTCTTCTTGCATTAATTTTTGAGACAATTCATTAACAAGGGTGTCTGACATAAAAAAACAAGAATTTATAGTATCAAATTCTAAAATCTCTAAATTGTCATACATATCATTAAATTTCTGTTCGGTTGTTCGTATATGCAAACCATAAATATCGTTTAGATGTTTACTTTCTGGATATTTATGAATCCATAGGTCATAATCATTAATCAAAACAGACAGTTTTCTATATCTCAGTAACATATCAGGACCATACATTTTATCTAAAAACTTTTTTGTTAATAATGTACCTGAATAGTTAGTATTTATATATCTATTCTTTTTAGGGTCATGCAACCATAATGCTGTTTGATGATGGTCCAATAATATACTATTAGGCAACCTATCAAGCAATTCGTCTATTGTCGGAGAAATATCAGTTATAAAAATCCAATCATAGTCGTTATGATCAATTTTCAATAATTCTTCATTAATATTATAATATGAACAAACCATATATTCAATATCACTAAATACAGCACTCAAAAGAATGGAACACCCTACACCATCAAGATCATTATGCGATATAGACAGTACTTTACTATTGACAGATATTTTTTTCATTAAATGGTCCTTTAAATATAAAAATGGCATATCGTGCGTATAATATACCATTTTTACAAAAATAAATCAAGAGATTTTACAATAAACTTGTGATTTTATTTATATATGCAGGACTTTCAGTAGTCCACGCATTATCTATAACTTGTTGATATTGTTGTGTTATTACATCATTATACACAACAGGATCACACAATTTATTAAAAATCAAATCATCTATTTCGTCAATAGTAATATTATCGGATACGCGTGTTATTGATACATCATAAGGAGATGGTTTCCCATTATCAAACACTGTACCAATACCTAATACACCAGCAACACAATATTCTTGATATTTTATAGCACTTTTAGAATAATTAAAATAATTAGGAACTAAAGGAGATATACCAAAATCAGCATTAATAGATTTAACAACACCAGGATAATTTAGACTATCTACCCATTCGATTACTTGTATCTTATCTTTAATAGATTCAAAGAACCACGGCAACCCACCCATCTGTATATATTCTATTTTATCAGCATTTACAGCATTGATAATCCATTCTCTCCACGCATTATCCATATCCCCAGCTAATTTATGTTCATTATGCCAATGAGTAGGACTAGCAGACCACATTATTCTCGGTTTTTTTATTTTTTCTGTTTTAGGAGCAACTTTATCAGTTCCCCATAAATATGCAGGTAATGTGTTATGAATTATTTCTATTTTATCAGGATCGATGCCTTTAGATGCTATATAATCTCCTAAAAATTTAGTACTAACACATACAGTATCCATCATTTTCATATTTTCTATAGCAGCATTTTGAACTTCAGTATCTATAGAAATCTTACCAAAATTATATTCAGGAATCTCTTCACCATCAACATCACCATCCCAAATAAAATCATCAATATCATATACCATTTTAAAACGATATTGTTTTTGTAATTTTTTATAATGTTTAATAACATCAACAGATTGTGGTGCCATTGTTCTCTGGAAGAAAATACTACGAGTCTTTTCTAACACATCTGGCTGAAAAATCATGTGTGGTGATATAATTGTTTGAAAGTTTCTATCCTTACCAAAAACAGAATTCATATATGTCATGGGTATAATATTACGTATAAAACCACAACCAGTATAATCTGAATTATATGACAACACTAAAGTTTTTTGTATTTTTTTCAAACCTTCTTTATTAGAAGATCTATTAGCCCCAAGTTCAGTATTTGGGGACATCATCTGTTTCTTAAAATTTTCAATATCAGATGTCGGTAAATTCATGGCTATCTCCTTATATCACGGAATCGTGTATATCGTTAATTAAATATAAAATATCTTCTTTATTATCTATGGCATCAGTATTGTTTATATATGTTTCAAATAAATCTTTAACTGAATTTATATTATTTGCAGTAATATCAAAATCACTATGTTCATGAATTATAATATTCAATGAAGGATTTAATTCTAGAGGTTTCAGTTTCTCTATAGATTCTAAATATTTATCTATAACATCTCCCTGAGCCTCTTCCTTCTCAATAGTAATTATAGCATCAACAATATTACCTTCAACAACTTCAGCATCTGGTATCTCTGGGTATTCAACTTCAATATATTTGATTGAAACATTATTACTAATACGTTTATATCTAAGAGTATCTAAATTCAATACTATAAATCCTTTATCTTCACCTAAATCATTTCTGTTTGTCTGATAAGGAGAACCGCAATAAATAATTTCTGTAGAACCTATACGTTTCGAACTGGGGGTGTGATAATGACCACTAAATACTTTTTTAAATTTTGTAAAATCTTCAGGATGTAGACCTATAGAACTAATCCTAGTTTTATTTAAATTAAACCCAACAATATCAAAATGACCAAATAATAATTTTGCTGGAGATTTTTCAAATTCCGAAATAATAGATGTGTCAGAATAATCAACAACCCAAGGACACCACAATATATCAACACCGTTAATGTTTATAGTTTCAATTTCATCAACAATTCTAACATTATCTAATAAATTTAATGTTTTTAATGAATGCACTTCGTTAGTAGTTTTATAATATATATCGTGATTACCAATTAATATAATTATCTCAATATTGGCAAAATCTACAGCAAATAATTTATGAACTTCATTACTAACATGAACATTTATGGCTGTTCTATTTTCATAAACATCACCTAGAATGAATAATCTAGTAATATTATTATCATTCATGTAAGGCAATAGTTGTTTTTTAAAAAAAAGTAAAGAGCTTTCTAAAAATATCTCAGAATTTTTATTAACACCAAAATGTATATCGCTTATTAACACAGTTTTATTCATTACATTTCTTTCTTATCTATATTTTCTATAAACGGCAATTTAACTAAAATCTCCATATCAGCATATTTAGATTTTAACAATCTTTGTGCTCCACTAAAAGCATATTGACTAAAATATGAAAATGGATCCGGTAATATATCATATTCCTCATACCGTTTCTCCATTTTTTCCACATCATAATTGTGTTTGTATCTACACATATCAAAAACTGCTTCAGATATCATATCATCTTTCCAGTCTTTAGAATAATTTATATATCTCGGTCTATTTAAATAATTCTCAGCAATAGATAAGAAAAATTTACCTATTTTATTATATGATTTTTGTGATTTAGTCTCATTATATTCTTTTAATGCGTTATGAAACTCCAATTTATCTACGTAATAATTATTATCACCCATTATATTCCTCCAAAGTTATAAGTGCTTAATCTTCGAAAAACCATCAACATTTTTCGAAACTTCAATAACACTATTAAAATGATGTTTGTATTCTGCTTTAAATCTATGAGATATGATATACACACCCAACCCGTCATTATTAATAGCCATTTTCTCTAAACTTTCGAGTAATTTATCTAAACCATTATCATCTATTGAACTATCCAACAATTCATCTATTATTAATAGATTACAATTCCAATTAGCTATTTTTTTAGTTACATCTATAAATGATAATAAAATAGACATATCTATTTTTTTCTTCTCACCTTCACTAAAACTTGTATATTTTATATTTTTATTAAAATTTGATGTAGTACTAATAATATCTTTCATAGTTTCATCAAATTCTATAAAAATAGGAAGTTCAAATAATCTCAAATAATTATTTATACTAGTATTTAATATAGGAATTAGCTGTTTAAAAATATATGATTTTACACCATTATCAGATAATATGGTTATGACGGATTTATATTTATCTAATTCTATATTTATATATTCTAATTCTTTTTTGTTATGTTTATATTCTTTAACTTTACTGTTATATTCATCTTTCAGCGACTGTATATCTATCATAAATGTTTTTTCTTTTATTTTAGATAAATCTATATTAAGTTTATCTATTTCAGATGTTTTTGTTTTTATCGTCGTTTTTAATAATTTAATATCATACATTATATCTTTACGTTCATCTTTTATTTTATTAGCATCAACAATATTTTCTTTAATACCCACCAACTCCAATGACAATTCATCCATCATTTTAGTGTTTTCAGATATCACACTATTTTGTAATGAAATCTCAGAATGTTTATGTTCTTCTGTTAGCTTAGATTTACATGTTGGACAAACATCATACTCATCCAACGCAATTAACACATCACGTGCATTATTTATTTTAAATTTACAATTAGAAATACGATTATTGATATCATCTTTAGATTTATTTAATTCTTGAATATCTACATCTATTAACGATTCTAATTTTTTCTTTAACGTTCTACCATTAGATTTTAACTCTTTTAATTCATTTTTCTTATTTTGTATTTTTTCATTAATAATATCAATATCTTTATGTCTATCATCATCAAAATTCTTTTTCGATAATTCGTAATCTTTGATATGACGTTTCTCAGATTTAATCACATCACCCAACATATCAACAGACTGTATCAACATATCTTTTTTTATATTTAAATCTTTACGTGTTGATTTAGCGGTCTTTAACATTAAAGGAATTACATCAATATTACAAAATTTCTCCAACAACTCTCTCTTTTCACCAACAGATAATGTCAAAAACGGCTTATTATAATTTATAGATAACGATAATATCTGCTTAAATAATTTATAATCTATTCCTATTTTACTTTCTATTTCTTTTTGATTTAATGTTTTACCACCACCAATTAATTGTTGTTTAACATCATCAACCCAAAACTCTAAATCAACTTTAGGATTTTTCATCCCTCTAACAATCGTGTATTCAACACCGTTAACATCAAACAGCAATTCAACGCGAAGATTTTTCTTATTTTTACGATTAATTAAGTCTTCTTTATTTATGTTTCTATAAGGTTTATCAAAAAGCACATAAGAAATAGCATCTAATAAAATACTAGACTTACCAGCACCATTCTCACCTGTTATAAGGTTCAAACCATCGTGAAATGATATTTCAGTTTCTGAATTACCAAAAGATAAAAAATTCTGTAATTTTAATAATTTCAATGTCAATGTCATTAAAGATGTCTCCTGTAAATTTTATTATAATACAATATAACCATTTTTCAAAATAAAATCAAGTAATTTATATAAGTATAGGATATATTAAAAAATGTTCCCTGTACGATCTGGGGGTTTAGAAAATAAATAATAAAACTAATACTAATATATACTTAATTAATACTATATAGTTATTAGATATTATTACGCATGAGGGCTTGACTTTTGTTTAGAGTTTATGTATATTAGTGTGATGATGTAAATATCAAGAATATAAAATGAGGAATATGAAACAAATACAAATGTCTATAAAATATAATTATCTTTCTGATAGTTATATTCCGAAATTTATTAAATATGACGATGTTGTGTCGTTAGATATTGAAAATACTGATGATTTGGATACTTTTGTTGAATTTGTTTCAACATATGTTCATTCATATTACGAATATGTTGATAATATTAGAACTGAAGCAACATTTAAGCGTTCTTATGGTGTAATATTGGATTTTGATAATAAACAAGGACACAATGATTCGACTATTTTAGAATTTCAAAAGTCAGAATTTGCAAAAAAATATAATTGGATTCTTTACACATCTAAATCTCACATATCTGATGTTCAAGACTGTTTTCATGTGTTTATACCATTTGATGTCCCTGTTGATACTGTAACTGACTTGAAATCAGCATATTATAAAATATTTGATGAACTTGACACTTGTAATATAAAATGTGATACACAAGTACATGACGGAGCTAGACTGATTTATCCTTCCGTTAAATTGTATGACATTGATTTTGATTTTTATATTGAAAGTTATTTTTTGGGTGAGTATTATAAATATACTCAAACTAGTGTAAATGTTCCTATACCAGCGTTGATTGTAAAAACACACGAACTTACTGATAATAATTTAGATATTGATGATATTGATAATAAATATCTAACTGTATTTAATACTATGAGTAAAACAGCACAATATTCGTACATTAAATCTGTGATGAGATATTTGAATTCTAAAAATAGAAATAATGGCTATAATTTAATAAACTATAATATGTGGATTGGTATAGGGTTTAGCTTATATCGTCAATTTGGCTATTCAAATGGTATTAAATTATTTAAAATTTTAAGTGATGGTTATCCAGGAGATACTTCTCAGTTTATAGAGCAACAGTATAATTATTTAAGTGGAGATAATAATAACACTGCTGTAAACTTAGACATCATAATTAAAATTTCTAGTAAAATGGGTTTTAAACATTCAATGTATTTTAAATATTATTTTATGTCTAAACATACGTTTAGTTATAAAGTTTCTTTGATGTATTATACGCGGATGCAGCGTTATTTGATGAATAAATATAATTTGGATGAATTTAATTACAATGATGTTAAGATTTATAATTATTCAGATAAAAAAAATACCAGATGTTTTTTGTTGGAAGCTCGTAATGATGAAAAATACATACATATTACAGTTCGTTTGGGAGAAATGATGGACATTATGTCCGAATTGTTGTCTGTTGATAGGGAATTTATAACATCTAGTGTTACTAGAGGCATAATTAGACGATTTATAAATATTAATGGTGTCTATAATATGCAATTATATGCTAGGAATAAAATAATAGATTCTGTTGATAGTACATATATAAGAGTTTCTGATATAAATAATATCATGTCTCGTATTAGATCATATACTCCCACGACAATACATAGAATGCTTACTAATTCTCATATGCAACAATATTTACAATCTATTGGATTTTTGTTGTTTAAGAAAAAACGTAGAGTTGGCAAGAAAACTTATATGATGTTTAAAGTGGATTTGACTAAATCGTATAATGATTCTTTTATTTTTATAGAAGAAGAGTTGGATATACGGGTTAAATTTTATACATTTTCATTGATAGAAAACAATTTTGTTGATATGCATACATCTGTTATGCGTTGTTGAAAAAAAGAGGAATATATGTCTTATAAATTAATGGAAGATACACAATTTAAATCGTTACAGGCTAAAGTTAATAAAGATTTAACAATAACTCCAGATAATGTGATGCAAAAATCTCTAGATTTGTCGAAGTTATATACTGAGTATTCTAGGCGATATTACACACAAGTTTCAATATTAAAAAATATAAATATTGAGAAAGTTAAATTGTATAAAAAATTATACCATCATTATAAATTTGACGGGGATTTTAGATTAGATACTAAAAAAGAAATAGAAGTATATGTATTAGGTGATGACTTGTATTGTGAATTAAGACGTGATTATGAAAAACAAACAATCATTGTAGAATTTTTAGAAAAAACCTTGTCTAATATTCAGAGAGCTAGTTTTACTATACGAGATTATATAGAATTACAGAAATTTAAAAAAGGTGTAGTATAACTAATGAGTGATGTTATCGGTATTGCAATGTTGAGTGGTGCTTATGTAGAAATTGATTGTAATGATGATCAGGCATATGAATTAAAAGAATATTTTTCATGTTATGCTGCGGATTATCAAAATCATCCTAAATATAGGGCACATCAATGGGATGGAAAAGTATATTTTTTTTCTATCCATGATAGGACGCTACCATTTGGTTTGATTTCATATATTAAACCTTTTTTAAAGCAATTTAATTATAAAGCTAAGTTTTATTTTGATAAAGAATTGTTGAAAAATAATATTGATAAAGAAGATCTTGTTGGATTTTATGATACACTGTTCGATGGTGTTAAGACACATGATGGACACGATTTATATCCTAGAGATTATCAGCAAGATGCTATTTATGCAGCAGTACGGCATAAAAGATGTGTATTGGAATCGGCGACTGGATCAGGAAAATCATTAATATTATACACCCTCGTAAGATTTATGATGGCTGATACTGACGGTAAGGTTCTTATAATAGTTCCTTCTATAAATTTAGTGAATCAATTATATAATGATTTTAAAGGATATGGATGGGGTGATATATGGGAATATGTTAGTTTATTGCATGGGAAATCTAAATATGATCATAATAAACAAGTAACAATATCAACGTGGCAATCTTTATATAATAAGCCTGAAGATTTTTTTGAAGAATATGAGGGTGTTTTAGTTGATGAAACTCATGGAGCTAAATCGTTATCTATTCGTACTATTTTAGAAATGTGTGATAATGCTGAGTATAAAATAGGAGTTACAGGCACCTTGCCTGATAATAAAGCAGATAAGTTTAATATATATGGGTTTTTAGGTCCATTAAAATATCAACTAAAAAGTAAGACTTTGATAGATAATGGTATTTTATCTAAAATAACAATAGTAAATTTAATAATTAGATATGGTCGTCGTCATATTGATCATATTATGGGTAATGGGTATAGTTACGAAGTTGATTTTTTAATGAAATATCAACCAAGAAATAATATTATTAGATATATATTAAATAATATTGATAATAATCATAATGTTTTGATATTGAGTCATAGGATAAAACATATAAATTCTATGGTCGAATTTATCACTAAGTATTATCCTGAACGTGAAATATTGGTGATTCACGGGAAAACTCCGCCTGATGAGAGAGAAAGGATTAGAACATATGTCGATAGTGCTGATGGTGTTATTTTGGTTGCTAGTTATGGAACTTTATCCACTGGTGTTAATATACCGAAGTTACATCACGTTGTTTTTGCATCATCTTATAAATCTAAAATAAAAGTATTACAATCGATTGGTAGAGGATTAAGAAAACATAAATCTAAAAAACAAGTGATTATTTGGGATATTGTAGATGATTTACGAAAAAAGAATGCTAATGGTCGATGGCAAAATAATTATATGTATAATCATTTTTATAAACGTTTAAAATATTACAAACATCAGGAATTTAAGTATATAAATAAACGATTACCATTGAGTAAATTTATTAAAAATAAATAATTTTTTTATATAAAAAGGAGAATCTGAAAAGAGACTCCTTTTAATTTATCTAAATAAAAGTGTGATATTGTATATACTTTAGAATGGAGAAAATAATGAAATTCGATACAGAATTATTTTCAAAAATTATAACAGAAAATGATGTAGATTTGGGTGCTTTAGATATAGAAGGATACCCTAAGAGTGTTTATGATGATATTGAAGCACATGAAGAAAAAATCTATAAAAATAAAGATCTTTATGATATGTATTATAAGATTAATACTATTTTAGAAAAGCCTCGTGCTTATGAAGAAATTCAATCTGTGGCACCATCTATAGATGTCAATAGAGGAATTTTGACTATTAAAGGTGCGTGTAAACATAAAGAGCGAGAGACGTGTGATACATGTCCTCAATTAAAAAATGCTAAAATAAATGACCCTGTTGAGTTATTTGTTGATGAATTGTCTTCTAAATTAGAAGATGGTTTAAAATTGGATTATGAATTGATGGATGATGGTCAAGTTGATCCTGCTGGTAAATCATATTTTACTATAATCATTTCACGTAAAGGATAATATATGGCTACAGACGATAAAAGAATGTTAGATATTCTGAAGGCTATCTCTACATTTGATATGCAGAAGGATTATAACGATACTGATGCTAGAAAACAATTATCTGTGATGTTTAGAGATTTGATTTTAAGTGATAATGAAATATTGAAAGAACAAATAGCTGAATTGTTTCAAAATATTATATTATCTGATAGTGAAGCATCTCAACAATTTATTTCCAGTTTTATTGATAGTGTTGATGATGTGATTGGTGATGTAGAGGATAGTGTTATGTCTACTGATGACACTAGTGGGGATGAAGTTGTTATGCCTGATGAGGAAGAGCCAGCAGCAGAAGGAGAAGAAGAAGAAGAAACTCCTGAGGAAGAAACTCCAGCAGAAGGCGAAGGCGAAGGCGAAGGTACAACTGAAGAAACACCAGAGGAAGAAGCTCCAGAAGATTTATTTGCTGGATATAAAAATACAAGTCCTTTGGTTGAATATGCTAATACATTTATGTGGTCTTAGGAGATTTGTATATGGGATTTATGAATTATTTAAATGATATCGAGAATAATATATCTGGGATAGATGAAGATATGGATATTGTTAATGATGCAGAAATTATTGAGACAGAGACATTGTTTTCTAAAGAATCTAAAAAAGTATCTAGAGATTCTACTGTAGATTTGATAGAGAATAAACTTAAAGATAAATTAGATGATGTTGGATTGAATACTACGATTATTAATGAGATCGTTGATTATGTTTTGGGGGGTGTTTCATCTATTAAAGATTATACACCACCTAAGAAAAAAAAGAAGAGATTGTCTAAAACTACGAATAAAGAAATAGTTGCTAAGTCTGATGATTCTGTAATGAGTCTTGCTGAACGTGCAGCAATTATTCTTGATGGTGTTTCTGATAGTGATGGTTCTGTACCAACGCACATGAATGAGACGACAACACCAAATAATAATATAAGTAATGTTGCTGATCATGCATCATCATTACTATAGGAGGTATAATGGCTAGTTTTGTGTTTGATAGTGTTAAAGATAAAGTGGCTAATGGTACTATTAATTTTGTTGCTACTCAAATATTAGTGCTAAAACTAAATGGTCTGATGTATCTAATTATGAGATTACAGATTCATCAAATAATAATAATAATATAGGATATAGTCAACAATATTTGGATGGTGTTAATACAACCACTGAGATTGTTGGTTCTTATACAAATACTATAATTAAAGCTGACGATATTAATTATGGTAATACATCAACAATAACTGCACGCGGTGCTGTTATTTTTAGAACAGATACTGATGAAACATT